CCCGGCGGCTGACCCCGCGCCGGGCCGGATCAGTTCGTCAGGGTGCTCGCCCCGGCGGCCGTCCAATGCCAGTCCGGCTCCGGGAACGAGTACTGCGGCCCGCTCGTGGACGGCGGATACGCGCGGCGAGCCGCGGCCAGGATGTCGCCGCGCCGCGCGCGGTCCTGCTGGAAGGTGTAGTCGTCGACCGACTCGCTGGCCAGTGCGGTCGGGTTGCGGAAGGCGATGGCCGCCAGCTCGATGCCCCACGCCCACAGGTCGTCCGGGACCGGCGACGGCCAGTCGGCCAGCCCGGTAGCGGACTTCAGCCAGCCCGACGCCGCCCGGCGCACCCGGAGCAACGACTCGGTGTCGAGCGTTCCGGGCACGCCGGGCGCCGACTCCGGGACCTGCAACCAGGACGGCAGGTCGATGAGGTCGAACAGGTCCACCGCTCAGCCGCCGTACTTCGCGCGCAGCTCGTCGCGGGACAGGCCACCCTGGTCGACCGGGGCGACCTCCTCGCCGGCGGCGCCCTTCGACGCCGCGTGGGCCGCCCAGTCGTCGCGGGACGCATTCGCCCGCGGCGGCTTGCCGCCGCCCGCCTCGCCGCCGGCCAGGCCGAGACCCGCGCCGGAGAGCTGCGTGACGGCCGGTTCCCCGGCTTTCGCCGCGGCCTGCGCCGCCGCGACCGGATCCTCGTCGTACGCCGCGGCCGGTGAGCCGGGCTCCGGTGTGCCCACCGTCGGCCGGCTCACGTCCGGAGACGCCATCTCCACCCGCTGCCGCTGCGTCGGCGCCGCCTCGTACGCCTCGGCCGCCGAGCCGGCCTCGACCAGCTGCGCCAGGCCGACGTCGATCAGATGCCTGGCCGCGCCGGCGGTGACGTCGCCGGGCAGGATCGACCCGGCCGCCAGCGCCCGAATCTGCCGCCCGCCGGGGGTGTCCATCTTCGCGGTCGCGTACGGGCCGACGATCTTCACGTACCGGCCGCCCTTGACCACCGCGGACAGCGGGGTGTTGTCGTGGATGTCGAGGCGTTCCACGTTGCGACCGGTCAGCGGGTCCTTCACGGCCCGCAGGCCCTTCGTGGTGGACGACTCGTTGAGGGCGTCCGCGATCCGCTGCGCCATGGCCGCGTCGAACGTGATCGCCACACCGGTGGTCTCGCCGTCGTCGCCGGTGCGGACCACCGAGGTCCCGTTTACTTCGAAACTCATTTGGTCATTCCTCTCAGGCGACGCCGTGGCCGGTGATACGGACGCCGGCGCCGGGCTCCTGCACGGCCGGCACGGTGATCCGGCGGCCCTGCAGCCACCAGCCGTCGATCTCGTTGTCGATCCACGCCTTGACCTGGATCTGCATCTCGTCGACGGTGTAGCCGGGGTCGACCTCCTGCTCGTCGGCCATGCTGCCGATCTGCGTCGAGTCGAAGATGTACGGGTCGGTCGGCGCCGACGGGCTGGTGAGGACCACCATGTTGGCGATGACGTCCATCTGCCCGGAGTAGATCGGCGAGTCCCGGGCCTCCCGGCGCAGCGCGTTGGTGACCTTGTCGTCGGACAGCACGAACGCGGCGACGTCGTCGCGCATGAGCAGGGTGTCCGGCAGGTAGCCGAGCTTCAGGTTCGTGCTGACCGCCTTGCCCTTCAGGATGTCCCGCAGGATCGTCGGGGTCGCGCCGGTCCACGCCGTGCCCACGGCCGAGGTCTGGACGACCGCTGACGCGATCGCCGCGAGGGACACCGCGTCGACCTGCCCGACGACGGTGTTGACGACCTTGCGCAACGCCCGGCTGATCTCCAGCCCGGCGTACTGGCTGCGCTTGACCTGCTCGAAGGTCAGCTCGACCTTCTGGCCCCACTTCGCGACCGCGGCCAGCGCGGCCGTGCCGGCGGGCAGGTTCGCGACCGGGTACTCGCTGCCGGCGTTGATCGAGCGGACCGGCCGGTCCGAGACGAACGACTCGGACTGCTCGTACAGCACGGCGCCGCCGGAGGAGCGGAGCCGGCCGGTGAGGATCTGGTCGGACACGAACCGCAGGTCGCGGAAGTCGCGCAGCGCCCGGCGGATGTAGGTCGGGTTGTTCAGCGCCCGGTCGATGGTGAGCATGTTCCCCGAAAGGGTCGGGGATCCCGGTGGGTACGCGGGCATGACTCAGTTCCCTTCCCTCGCCGAGGTGTTGTCACGGTCGGTCATGTCAGCGGCCCACCATCTGGATCTTCACGCCGCCCGCGCCGGCGGCCGTGGCGGCGATGCCGATGAGCTCCGTGCCGGTCTGCGCCGCGGCGCCGACGACGCCGCCGGTCGTGCTCGACGTGAGCACCGCGCCGACCGCGACCGCGGCGGTCGCGGTGACCTCGTGCGTGACGCCGGCCAGCGGCCACACGGTGACCTGCTCGCCGACGACCGCGTCGTCGGCGGCCACCCCGACGACCTTGATGGAGACGCCGGACGTCACGATGACGGTGTCGGCCGCCGAGAGCTCGACGACCTGCCCGCCGGCGATCGTGCCGCCGGCGGTGTAGGAGCGGGGCCTGTTGCCGCCCGGGTAGATCGGATTCGACTCGGCCATGTCAGCGTCCCGCCTTCGTGTGCATGTGCGGGGGCAGCAGGTTGTCGAACTCGGCGAGCTCGGCCTCCGCCTCGTCGTCCCCGCCGGCGTAGCCCAGCTCGGCCGTCGCCAGCGCCTTGTCCTTCTGCAGGCTGTCGATCAGGCCGCGGGTGCCTTCCGGGTCCGAGTCCCACAGCTTGGAGAAGTGGTCCTTCTGCGCGACGGTGAACTTGCCGTCCTTCACCGCCTGCGCGATCACCTGGTCGCATTCGTCGCGGACCTGCTTCGCGACGTGCGCCTCCAGCTTCTTGATCCGGTCCTCCTTCTCCTGCCACATCGTGTCGGCGACCAGGCGCATCCCGGGCGGCGCCATCGTCAGCGGCTTCGGTGCCGGGCCGGGCTGGGGGGCCGGTTCGGTCGGTGGTGCCGCAGCGAGGCCGGCGCCGGCCAGTGCCTCCCGCACCTGCTCGTCCGAGGCGGTGTCCGGGAGTCCGGCCAGTGCCTCTCGCATCTGTGCCAGCGACATGCCGGCTCCCTTCGTGGAATCGTCCGCCGCCGGTTCGACGGCGGTCGTCTTCAGCGCGAACGCGCGCAGCTTGCGGGCTTCCTCAGCGGCCCGGGCCAGCGCCGCGTCGGTGTCCCGGCGCCCGGCGTTCTCACGCCGGGCGGGGATCTTCGGGGCGGGCGCCTGGTCGCGGCCCTGGTAGTGGTAGGCGGTCAGATCGAGCCGGTCCGGCGCGCGCAGGGCGTCCCACATGTCCCAGAACCCGGTCCGGGCGCCCGGCGTGATCTTCGTGCCGGTCGCCGTGCCCTTGTCGTCGTCGGTCGCGACCCGGTCGGCGAGGCCCGCGTTGACGGCCTCCTCAGCGGAATACCAGGTCTCCGCCTTCATGACCTCACGCCAGTCGGCGATGGTGCCGCCCGCCTTCGCCGCATACGTCGAGGCGATGGAGTCACCGGTGGACTTGAGCATCCGGACGACCTTGTCGAGCTCGTCGTCGTCGCCGGACGCCCAGGTGCGCGGCTTGTGCACCATCAGCTGCGCACCGAGGCCCATGACGACCTCGTCGCCGGCCACCGCGACCACCGACCCGGACGACGCGGCCATGCCGTCGACCCAGACCCGGACGCGGGCCTTGTGCTGGCGCAGCATGTTCGCGATCGCGACGCCCTCGGACACCTCTCCGCCGGGCGTGTTGAGGTGCAGCTCGATCGTGTCGACGTCGAGAGCAGCCACGTCGCGCACGAAATCATCGGCGGTCAGTCCGAACCAGCCGCCGATGACGTCGTACAGGTACACGTCGGCGGTCTTCGACTTCGGCTCGTCGCCGTCGTCCGCCATGTCGGGGTCGGTGACCGCGACGACCGGGCCGACGTGGTACCAGTCGCGCGGCCCGGCGCTGTCCGGTTGCGGCATGAGTCGATGTCCTCTCGTTCAGCCGAGGCCGGGGATGGGGGGCTGCAGCGGGGCCGGCTGGCTGTCGGGGTCGGCGGCTGGGAGCCCGTACTGCTGCCGGGCGGCCTGCTCGAGCGCCGGATCCGGGCGCAGGATCCCCGCGTCGACGAGCAGTTTCAGCGCCGCCGCGGTGGTGGTCTGCCGGGAGCCGATCTCGTCGAACACGATCCGCGGCGCCGGCTCCTCGACGCCGAAGTTGACGTCGACCAGGTCCTCGACGATGTGCTGTGTCGCCGTGTCCGCGATCTGCTGCGCGAGGGCCTGCAGGCTGAGGGTGAAGAAGTCCGCGAATGTCGCGCCGAGCGCCCATGAGCCGGTCTGGGTGCCCAGGTTGAGGAAGTGGGCGAGGACGCCGCGGGCGATCTGCTCGTCGTGGTAGCGGACCGCCGGGTCCGCGTTCGGCAGGTCCCCCTCAACCCCGACGAGGTCGAGCTTCGCCCCGTACGGCACCGCCGCGCCGGCCGACTCGCCGGCCCGCCACGCCTGCGCCATCGACGCGCCCGTGGACAGGTCCTCCTCGCCCTCGGCGCCGGTGTAGCGGGGCACCCCCATGCCGTTGCGTTCGATGGTCTGCGCCTGCACCCGCAGCAGCCGGTCCTTGATCAGCCAGTTTTTGTACCCGGGGCGTAGCAGCGACCGGCCGATCCAGTTCCCGGCCTCCCGCTCGTGCACGTACGCGACGAGCCGGTTCACCGGGATCGGCTTCGGCCGCACCCCGGTCTTGGTGCCCCACTGGCTGATCGACACCAGCCCGCCGTCGTCGGCCACGTCGATCTTCTCGATCGTCTTCGGCATCCGCGGCGCCAGCTTGCGCAGCCGGGCCCGCGTCGCGTCGTCGTCGACCCGGTATACCTGCTCGAAGTACATGTGCCCGTACCGCAGCATCAACAGGGCGTGCCGCAGGTGCTCCGGCCAGCTGAAGCGGTCGCGGGTGCGGGGTGCCGGCAACGGATCGGTCCCGACGATCGGCAGGCCCATGTCCTCGGCGACCCATTGGGTGACCTCGTCGCGGGCGCCGCCCGGGTCGAGACGCCACGGCGTCAACAGCACCGGCTGCACCACCGCCCGGAGCACCGACGCGACCTGCGAGTCCTGGTTGGTCATGGCGTCGTAGATCGTCAGCGACCGCGGCCAGCGCAGCTCCGGGGTTTCGTCCTGGCTGAAGTCCCACCAGTTGCCGGTGCTGCCGCCCTGCCAGGCGTAGCCGATCTCCATCACCGGCGCGGGGGGCTTGTCGGGCATGGCGGCCCCCCTTCCCGGTCAGAATCCTGCGGTCGCCAGGTCGGCGGTCTCCGACCAGCCCCCGCCGGCCGTGGCGGCCAGCACCGGCGACGGTGGCGGTGGGGCCGGCGGCGGCACCAGCGACAGCGCCCACAACGCCCCGGTAGCGCCCACCAGCGGGCAGATGTCCACGTCCGACTTACGTCGCGACCACGCCCACAGCCCGTCCCCGATGTCCCGGCGCCCAGCGCCGGCCACGGCCTTCTGCAACACCAGGTCGCCCAGGTGCCGCAGCCCGCGGTTCTCCACCAGCGCGGCGAACGCCGCGCACGCCTGCCCCATGTCCCGGCCGGTCATCTGCCGCGGCACGATCCCCGCGGCCGCCAGATCCGGCAGCAGCGCGCCCGCCGGGCCGGCCGGGTCCAGCACCCAGTCCAGCGGGTCGTGCCGACCCAGCTCGGCCGCCCGGGCCGGGACCCATGCCGTGCCCCGCCCGTACGCGACCACCTCGACGTGCGGCAGCCCGTCCGGGCGGTACATCGCCGCGACGATCGCCGCCGACCGCGACCCCGGCGCCGCGTCGATCATCAGCACCGGCCGGGTCGTCGGCGCCGAGCCCTTGTCCGCACACGCCGCCCACGCCTGCGCCGGCAGCGTCCCCGCCCCGGCCGGCTCGGTGTGCCAGCCGTAGCGCTCCCGGCCGAACTGCTCCGGGGTCGGCATCGCCCGCCGCTCGTTACGCACGTACTCGTAGCTGATCCGCTTGCCCAGCGCGTGGTTCGCGTGCCGCCACAACGACTCGTCGTCCAGCGCACACCCGGGCACACCCGGCATGTGCGTGCACTCCGGGCCGTCCGCGCAGCCCGGATCGTCCCAGCTGCCCGGCGCGCAGAACTCGATCCAGGTCAGCGACGGGTCGCCGCCGCGGCGTCCGCGGTCCCGCAGCGCCCGCAGATGGTCCGAGCGCAGCAGCGCCGCCGACGAGCCGTACATGATCTGCGGATCCCCGGTCACCGACCGCGCCGCCAGCGTCGGGATCAGCGCACCCATCGAATCCGCGGCCAGAAACAGCGCCTCGTCGAACACGATCCGCTTGCCGCCCAGCCCGCGGCCGCCGCCCTCCGAGCGGGCCAGGAACTCCAGCACCGCGCCCTGGCTCGTGCGGGACCTGCCGTGCAGCTCGATCGACTCGTCGCCCTTGCCGTAGCTGATCGCCTTGACCCGCTTCGACAGCTCCGGCGTCGCCGCGATCATCTGGTCGAAGTCCTGGAACGCCTCCCGCGCCGTGCGGAACAGGTGCGCCGTCCACACGATCCGGTCCGCCGGCAGCAGGAACAGGTCGAACAGCACCACCGGCAGCAGCACACCGCCGGACTTGCCGTTCTGCCGGGCCTCGAGGATCGCCGTCTCGAACGCCGCCCACCGGCCACCGCGGCGGTACGACAGCATCGCGTCGACGGCCAGCTCCTGCTCGTCGTCCAGCTCCCGGCCGGCGACCCGCGCGAGGTCGACCGCCTCGTCGCCGTACGACCCGGCCCGCGGCGGAATCCACAGGTGCGCCGGCCGGACCAGCTCAGGCACCGGCGGCCTTCCTCGCCCGTCGCGCCGCCAGCTCGTCCAGCGCGTCCGCCTCCAGCACCGCGCCGGCCAGCGCCTCCGCCAGCCGCGCCGACAGTTCCCGGCTCATCGACGCCAGCGCCGACCCGGTGTCGCGGCCCGCGTGCATCCGCTGCGCCAGCAGCAGCGCCGCCTGCGCCGCCGGGGTGTCCACCCGATCCGCCGCCTGCAGCTGCCGGCGGATCGCGTCCACCAGCGGGTGAGGCGGCGACTCCGGCACCGCCTCGACGCCCGCCGCGACGACCACGCCGACCCGCGAGCCCCGCTTGCGGCAGGTCGCGCCGCAGAACTTGGCGTCCCGGCGGCCGTGGAACCGTGTCCC